ATTTGCCTGCTGATAGTTTAGCTACGTTTCGTGAAAATAACTTTTTTGGTGCTATGACCAAGACATCTGGCTTTACGGGTGATGATATCCGTTGGGAGTTTAACGGTAATGCCGGGCTACCAGACACTCACCTTGATTCAATGATGTCACTCAATTCCAACGTTACAGAGACTGTTATAGCAGTAGCTGGGACGCCTGTAAAAGTAGCTGGTACTTTTGTTGTGGAGCGAGAGTCGAAGTTCACAGGAGACACCACAGGGCGATCAGCTTTTAATGCTGAGCGTGTTGCTGTATTTCCTGTTGATGTCGTGACAGTAGTTAGATCAGCCAGCGGCAATAATAAGGACATCACTGTGTGTCTAGCATTAAACGGCACCGTTATCCCTGGCAGCGTTAAGAGCAATCGCGTATCAGCAACTGAGCCGAAGTCCAACACCGTCCTGTGGCAATTATCTCTATCACAAAACGATTTTCTGGAGATCTTCGTGTCTAACGAGTCGGACACAACCAATCTAGTCGTTGATGAGGCTATACTTCGTATCAACTAATATCGTAGCACACCCCCTAGTGTTACAATCATGGCCAATACTCACCAATCAGGATGATGAGGCCAGAACATGACAATACTTGCAGAGAATATGGATGGAGCCGGCTTTACCGGTTCACATACAACTACCGGCGAAACACCCTATCTAAATATACGTGCTGACAGCGGGTCTGCACACGCGGTAGCCATTATGGTATGCTCACCAAACGACCCGCTAAAGCGTTATGGTAATGCTAGAATGGGCATGACCGATAAGCACGCCACAGGGCTGTATATGTTTGAGGGTGATATCTCAGAGCCGCTGGACTTTATACCAGCGGGCTTTGTGATTAAGGCTCTTGTACTGTTCCCTGGTGAAAACCTTTTTATAGAGATTATATAAATGCCAAAGTGTGCACCCATACGTAAAAAGCGCCGTAACATCTGTATTGGCGATATGGAGGACAGGATAACCTTGCAGAATCGGGCTATCACTGCCCCTTTGTTTGGTACCATAGACTTTGATGAAACCTTCACGGCTATAGCTGTTGAGGAGTGGTGCTTAATTGAGACTGTACGGGGCAAGACGTTCTTTGATGGCGTGGCAACTGAAACAGATGTAACCCACTGGATATATATTAACTTTGACGCGACGGTAACCGCTGAGACTTGGGGCTTGCTTCCAGATGGTCGCAGGCTTGATGTGTTGCGCGTTGAGAATCTTGATGAGCGTGGCGATTTCCAGTTATTGGAATGTACGGACCGTGGCACCAAAGCCGCGAGTAAAGCATAATGTCTTTTGAGGGACGCAGCAACAGGAAGACGTTTGTTAAGCTGGACGGCTTCAAGAAAGCTACCACTAAGGCCGTGCGCCTTGCTATGTTCGACATTTCACACAGCCACGTAAGAGAGGCTAAGCGCGCTATAAAGGATGACCCTAAAACAGGTCGTGTATACAGAAGAAAGCGTAAGGGAAGACGACGCACGCACCAGGCTTCAGCAGCTGGACAGACACACGCTAACGAGTCCGGCAGGTTGCGCGACTCGCTAAGCTTCCAGTTACATGGTACCAATAACATCGAGTTTGGCTATGGTGTGAGTTCCGGCAAGTCGGCCCCGGAGTATGCTAAGTTTGTTGAATTTGGCACTGCTAAAATGAAGCCAAGACCAACACTACTTAATGCCATACGCAAAGAAGAGAAGAACACTATTAACTATTTTACTAAAGCCCTAGACAAGGATTTGAAGCCGTGAAGAGTAGTGATTTTATCTTACAGCTATCCGCAAAGCTCCCCGCAATCGTTGACGACTTCACGGACTCGTTTAGTGTTAGCTCACTGACAAGGAGCGGCACCGTAGTAACAGTAACGACCACGGCAGCACATGGCTTATCGGTTGGTCAGTCCGTTAATATCGTTGGTGCACAAACACCGATTGCTATTACTAGCATTGATCGTGTGGGCATTGTGGCAACCATGGTTACCAGCGCAGATCACGACATGACGGAGGGCGAATTCACTACCGTGGAGATAAGCGGAGCCACTGAGGCAGAGTTTAACGGTACATTTACAATACTAAATGTTACCAACCGCAGGACTATAACTTTTCAAGTTGCAGACAGCGGCCCCCTTAGCGCCACTGGATCACCATTATTGCTCAATGGCTCTAGCCCGCTGCAAAGCTATAACGGCTTAAAGTCAGTGGCAAGCGTACCAACAACAGCTACCTTAACCTATGCTATTACCGACCTTGGGCAGTTTAGCCCGGCATCTGGAACCATAACAGCTAAGACTAACCCGCGTATTAGTGGATCAGTTACAGCTGATAGGATCATTGACGCCTACACAGCGCAACCACCGGCTGATGCTTGGCTCTTTGTGGTTATGAATGACACTATTGCTAATCGTGACAGAAACTTAACTATTGACGGCACAACAAACATAGGCAAGTCCAGTAACTTCAAGCAGTATGCAGCGCAGACGGTTAGCTTTTATGCGGTGTTTCCAGCTGCTAACGAGATAGCAGGACGCGCAGCCAGAGACCGCGCCGAGGAATTATTCCAGCCAGTGTGCCAGAGTGTTTTGTTTTCTAAGTTCGATAGCTTGTTGGCCGCTGGTGAATATAGCGCCCTAATGTTTAATGAACACGGCTTCGAGGCATATAACACAGCTGTTTACATCCACCGCTACACGTATGAGATGAGTCTACTGCTAGGCTTTGATGATACAGTTGGAGCTGACGAAGATGTCGCGTTTAGAGACATATCCATGGCTCAATTACATGACGTTGGAACCGGTGTTATTACTTCTGAAATTGACCTTGACGAGGAACCCTTACCATGAGAATCAAATTAAATATCCCTTTGCAGGGCTTCCCTGCTGGCCGTGAAATCACCATTGAAGATGATAGCGGCGTTCCTGTAGATAAGTTTTGGCGGCGTCGTCTGCGTGATGCGCTTAGTGATAATTGCGTGGAAGTAGTGGCGCAGGATAAGCCGGTTAAGTCTAAAAAGAGCAGCCCCAAGAAGGTGGAAGACTAGAATTTAACCGCTTGTGAGTTAACAGCACTGTTGTGTTATAATCCAGGGCAAGCAAAGCAAGCAAGGGCTGACGCTGAAATACGGCTAGGCTATCATATTAATCACGGTTCCAAGAGGAAACAAGCATGACGTCAACCATAAGACAGCCCCGCGTTACGGTCAATATAGTTAACGCATCAACCACAGTTGGCAACACGGGTCAAAAGATCTTGTTTGTTGGCCAAAAAACCGCCGCAGGAACTGCCACCGCAGGTGCCCTAGACGAAGCCATTTCTAATGGTGGAGCTGAAGACGCACTTTATGGCCGTGATAGCATGTTAGCCACAATGGTAAGAGCCTGCAAGGTTCGTAACCAGCAGGTACAAATAGATTGCATCTCACTTGATGATGCTGGTGGTGGTACTGACGCCACGGGTACTATTACAGTGGTTGGCACTGCTTCCGAAGCCGGTACCCTAACGGTTATCGCTGCTTCAGAGCGTAATCATCGTTTTAGCGTCGCTGTAGCAGACACCGACACAGAAACAACTGTTGCCGCTGCCATCGTCGCTGCTGTCAATGCTGATCTAGATGTACCCGTCACGGCTAGCAACGTAGCAGGCGTGGTAACCTTCACAGCTATTAACGCTGGTACTTATGGCAACAGCCTTGCTGTTGAGGTTCGCGGCTCTGTAGCTGGTATCACAGGTACAGCAGTTGCCGGCATGTCAGGTGGCGCAACAGACCCCACTTTAACAGGCGTTTTCGATGTTATCGCAGACAAGCGCTATCAAGCAATTGTTTGGCCATACCCTAACGATACATCAGAACTAAGAACTTTACTTGATGCTCGTTTCAATGCTGATGGTGACGTACTAGATGGCGTTGGCTTCACAGCTATTGCCGATACAGTATCGAACCTTAAGGCGCTTGGTAATGGGCTTAATAGTCAATCGCTACTAATCATTGGCGATCAACTAGAAACAGAGACTAATTATTCTGGCCCTGCAATCGTTGAGATCCCAATGGTGGTA